GCCGAGGCCCTCGCCGACACCACACCTCCACCCGCGCTGCGGGTGATCAAGAGCAAGGACACGTTATGAGCACAGCGGTGGCCACCCAGCCCATCCACCACACCATCACCTGGGGGACCAGTACCTGGGTGTGCACCAACCCGTACTGCGATGGCACGCACCACGTCTACAGCTCATGCGAGCACTGACCCTGGCCGAGGCGGTCCGGTACGGGCGTGGAGTGGAGCGATCCTTCCTCTGCCCCGAGCACGGTGACTCCCGGCCGAGCGCCTCGGTGAACATCATCAAGGGGAAGTGGTACTGCTACACCTGCCACGCCCACGGCACCCTGGGCGGTGAGGCCATGCTGGCCGAGCCCGACTACCAGCAGATGAAGCTGTGGGTCGACACGAAGCTGGCCGAGGGCCAGATCTACCCCGAGTCCTGGCTGTCCCGGTACGACGCCGGCCCGGTCCACCCGTACTGGCTGGAGAGGGTGGGTGAGGCAGCGGCCCGCTCCTTCCGGCTCGGATTCGACCCGGAGGCAGCTGCCGCCACCTACCCGCTACGCGACCCGGTGGGTGGGGTACTGGGTGTCGTACGTCGGTCTCAGGGGGATGAAGGACCGAAGTACAAGTACCCGCATGGGGTGGACGTGGGTCGCCTGCTCTTCCATTACACACCCGATCACCGAGAGTCCGTGGTGTTGGTCGAGGGTGCAGTGGATGCGATCGCGTTGTGGAACGTCGGAGTGGATGCCTTCGCCATCTACGGCTCTCGACTGTCGGCGGACCAGGTCAGACTGATCGACAGGATCGACCCCGAGCGGGTCTACACCGCCTACGACATGGACGACGCGGGCTGGGAGGCGTACCGGATGACCGAGCAGGCGTTCAAGCACCGCCTGGTCACCCGGCTGACCTGGCCCAGGGCCTGGGGCAAGGACATCGACGAGATCGGCGAGACACGCCGGAGGAAAGTAGTCGATGACCTTGTATCCACAGACGCTGTGTGAATAGAGTGTGATGCATGACAGCACCCGACGACCTGGTCCAGAACTACCTGGCTGCCAGGACCGAGCGTGACCTGGCCCAGGCTCGTCTGGACGAGGTCTCTGCCCTGCTGATGAAGCAGATGGAGGCCGACCAGCGGAAGTCCTACCGCTGGACCGACGACGAGCACCGCTACTCGGTCAGCTACTCCGTGGCTCACACCACGGTGATCGACGAGAAGGGCCTGCGTCGTGCGCTGCACGCGCCGGTCTTCGACAAGTACACGAAGCGAGTCCTGGACCGGAAGGCGATGGAGGCCGCGATGGACGCCGGCGAGATCGACCCGATCACGGTGAGCCGCTTCGTCACCCTGAAGCCCAGCAAGCCGCACCTGGCTCTGCAGGTGAAGGAGGTCGACTGATGCCCATCGAGAAGTACCTGCTGGTGATCAGCGCTGACCGGAAGGTCCGGATCGCGAAGCGTCCTCGGATCTTCGCTGACGAGATCGCGATCCCGATCGTGCTGCACTACCCCACCAACTGGGGCCGGGTGCTGACCGACCAGTCGATCTCGATCGAGGTGCCCGACTTCACCCCCGAGGTGAAGTACGAGCAGGTAGAGGAGGAGCCCGATGCCGACTGAGCCCGTGAGGCCGAGTGTCGGGGAGACGGTGCACTACGTCTCCTACGGCAGCGCTGATGGCCGCTACGAGTCCACCTGCCGTGCGGCGATCGTGACCGAGACGCACGCGACCTACGACGACCCCAGCGCGCGTGGACTGTGCGTGCTGAACCCGACCGGTGTGTTCTTCGACCGGAACTGCGCGCAGAGCGAAGACGACCACCGTGGGGGCACCTGGCACTGGCCCTGCATCCCCAACCCGCAGACCGAGGAGAAGTACTGATGGTGAAGATCGTGGATGCGTCGGAGGTCAAGCGCCAGCCGCGCAAGGCCCCGGCCACCCGGATGATCGAGTCGCTGCCGCCCGGTCTGATGACCGCGCGTCAGGTGGCCGACAAGTTCGACGTGAACATCGAGACCATCCGTCGTCTGGCGCGCGCGAAGGACAGCGACGGCAACGACCGGTTCACCGCACCGTCCAAGGCGGCGAAGAGCGGTGAGCTCATCATCTGGGTCTACACGGCCGAGGACATCAACGAGCTGGCCGAGTACTTCGGCGAGCGTGTACCGAAGTTGAGAGGAGCGAAGAAGAAGGGATGAGCAACGAACCTGCAGTAACCGGCACGGGGTCCTACGTCCTCTACGAGGGCGACACGATCCTGTGCGGGATGACTCACGAGATCAAGGTCGGCTACGACAAGTCGTGGGTCAAGTACGAGGCCACCACGAAGGTGCGCCCCGGTGAGGCAGTAGAGGACGCGAGGACTAGGGCCGTAGGCCACGTCAACGAGAGCGTCATGAGAGCAGTAGCCCAGGCGGTAGAGACAGTACGGAGGTTCAACGCATGAGGTTCGGAAAGTCGGCAGAGGAAGCCGCGGAGGAGCCAGGCCGGGGTGGTGGTGGAGGGAACTTCATCAAGTACCTGAAGCCGGGCGACAACACCGTCCGCATCCTCCAGGAGCCCACAGAGTGGAAGTACTACTGGGAGCACTTCTCCCCGGCCGGGTTCAGTTTCCCGTGCCCACGGGACAAGGACGACCCGATGGAGATGTGTCCTGGCTGTGCCAGCGACAACGAGAAGATGAAGAAGGTGAACCGCCGGATCGCCTTCAACGTGCTGCACTCGTTCAACGGCAACGAGTACGTGGACGCGATGAAGATCGGGCCGATGGTGGCCGAGAAGCTGGACAACCGCTTCAAGCGGTTCGGCACGGTCACCGACCGGGACTACACGATCACCAAGTACAAGACGTCCAGCGACCGCTGGGACTTCGACGTGGAGGGGAACACGGTCACGCCGGTCGACCTGCACAAGGAGGAGTGGAAGGACATCGAGGCGCTGCTCCAGCAGGCCTGGGACGACGCCTGGGGTGACCCGAACCAGGCAGCGGCGAACAAGCAGGCCAGCGAGAGCACGCAGGCCCTGAAGCTGCCCACCATCGCCCCTACGCCGAAGCAGTCGGAGAATCCCCCTTTTGAGGAGGAGAAGGTCTACAACGAGGCGGACCTTCGCCACATGCAGTTCTCAGACCTCGTTGTCCTGGTCCAGGAGCAGATGAAGATGTCTCCGCCGACCACGCTGAAGACTCCTGACGCGGTAGTCGACTGGCTGATGGAGCTCCAGTCCTAGACCAGCGTGGGGTGCGGCTCGTTCCCCCCTGCAAGCCGCACCCCACCCATCCGCGGAAGGAGCAACGTGAGAATCATCCCGACGCCGCGTCGCTGGCGGATCGCGCCCACACAGAGCCCCTCATGGTGGTCGCTACATACTCATAGCCGATACAGCGTCAATGACGCAATGTCACCGGTGCAGGCGATCGTGGCGAAGGTGGCCGCGATGGGCCAGCCGGCCCTGGGGATCCAGGACCACGGGAACATGGCGGCGAGCGTCGAGCTGTACCAGGCGTGCCGCAAGGCCGGGATCACGCCAGTCCCTGGCTCGGAGATGTACTTCGTCCCCGACACCGCGCAGTACCGCGCGGTGCGTTCGTCGAGGAAGGAGGGCCGGGAGAAGGCCACGATGTACCACCTGGGTGTCTCGGCGTACACCACTCAGGGCTACGAGCACCTGGTCAACCTGAGCACTCGCTCTCACCTGAACCACCACTACAAACCGCTGGTGGACTACCAGATGCTGGCCCAGCTGGCCGATGACGGGAAGACTGCGGGACTAGCGGTCAACACCGGCTGTTACTACGGCTACCTGGCCCAGACTCTGCTGCACGAGGGCGAGGAGGCCGCGCTGCAGTTCCTGTACACGCTCTCGGCGTGGTTCCCGGGCTCGGTGTACGTGGAGATTCAGAATCACTACATCACCCACGATGAGGGAACCGATGACGATGAACTGGCGGACGGGTTGGTGGACCTGGCCGACCAGGCTGGCCTCCCCGTGGTCATCACCCAGGACGCCCACTACCTCGATGAGGGAGATCGTGCCGATCACGACGGCCTCAAACGGCTCGTCTCCTTCGGTCCAGACCCCGACGACGCTGTTTTCCCAGGGGACGGCTTTCACGTATGCGACGGACAGTGGATCGCACGACGTCATGGTGAACATCGCCTTGCGCGAGGAGTGGAAGGACTGGCGGATCTCCTCGGTCGAAACACACTCACGATCCCTGTCCTTGACTCTTACTCATACTCCGTCCCCGAGGTAGTCGACGACCCGCAGAAGGCCATGCAGGCCCGCTGTGTGGCTGCCCTGGAGGGGATCTTCGCGCCGAAGAAGGTGCCACCCCGGTACGCGATCCAGCTGATCGAGGAGTTCAGCGTGATCCAGGCCAGTGGGATGGCCGGGTACATGATGCTGGTCTCGCAGGTGACCGACTGGCTGCGCTCGAACGACGTGATGTTCCAGACCAGGGGCAGCGCTGCCGGATCGCTGGTGTGCTGGACCCTGGGGATCAGCAACGTCGACCCGATCAAGTGGAACCTGCGCTTCGAGCGGTTCCTGAGCAAGGACCGGACGAAGCCTCCGGATGTCGACCTGGACGTGGCCCACGATCGGCGAGACGAGCTGATCGCGATGCTGAACACACGGTTCACCGCGCATCAGATCGGATCGTGGGCCACCTACTCCCTCAACGAGTCCGTGGACCTGGAGGGGGAGACCCAGAGGGGGTCCCTGCGGGTGAGGTACTACTCGGCGTCGGGGAAGAAGGATGACGGGGCCTCCTCCTGGGCCGAGGTGCCAGAGGCCGACAAGGCGATGCTCACGTCGCTGAGCGATCGTCACTTGTACAAGGGCATGGGTACGAACGCCGCAGGCATCGTGCTCACCTCGACCCTGGAGGAGTTCCAACGTCTGGTGCCGATGGCCTACATGGCACGGTCCAACAACGCCGGTGGGTTCGTGACCCAGTACTCCAAGGACCAGATCGAGGCTCTGGGGCTGGTCAAGCTGGACGCGCTGGGCAGCAAGACGCTCACGGTGCTGGACCGCACGCTGCGGTTGCTGGACCTGGACATCAACCGGCTGGGTGACATCACGTACAAGGACGGGCCCACCTACAACCTGATCCGCAGTGGGTACACCGATGGGCTGTTCCAGCTGGAGGGCAGGAGCACCCAGTGGGGGCTGAAGGACCTGAAGCCCACCAAGATCGCGGACGTGATCGCGGCGATGGCGCTGTTCCGTCCGGCCACCATGAACACCGGTGCCACCCGGTCCTTCATCGCCCGCAAGCACAACGAGCAGGCACTACCCCAGCAGCATGAGTTGATCATGCGCGTCACCAAGGAGACGCACGGGATCATGCTCTACCAGGAGCAGGTGATCGACCTGCTGCGTGCGCTGGGGATGGATGCCGACAACCTCACCGCGTTCCTGAAGGCCGTGAAGGCCAGCAACAAGGACATCGGCGACGCCGGTGAGGTGATCGACTCCTACATGACCTGGATCATCGAGGAGTGTGCTGAGCGCGGGATGAACCAGGACGACATCGACTACATCGAGAGGTCCATCCATGGGTTCGCCGAGTACGGCTTCAACCGCGCTCACGCGACTGTGTACGGCATCACGGCGTACCGCGCGAGCTATCTGGCTGCTCGGCATCCACTGGAGTACCACACTGCTCTGCTTGGCGTCGCCAGCGAGGGGGAGTCGAAGAAGGAGAACCGCTACCTCAAAACCACCAAGCGGCGTGGTGTACGTGTGCTGGCCCCCGAGATCAACGTCAGTGGAGCCACCTACACCGTGGACGAGCGTCGGGGAGCGATCAGACGAGGCCTCCAGTCGATCGATGGGGTGGGTGCCATCTCCGCTGCCCGACTCCAGGCCCTGCAGCCGTTCCGCGACCTGGACGATCTTGTCGAGCGTGCCGCCGCCCAGACCGTTTCTGGACACAAGGAGTACGACGGCACACCACAGTCCCTTACGGGTGTCCTGGGGAAGCTCTACGCCTCGGGAGCCCTCGCGTTACTGACTACGGAGAGGAACCAGGATGCACAGATGTGAAGCGATGGTGTCGCAGCAGAAGAGGCGTGGGCAGAACTTCGAGGTGATCTTCGTGCCCTGTGGTGCGGAGCGGGCCGAGCTCCATCACAAGCTCACCCGAGCTCGTGGCGGGCTGCTGCTGGACAAGGTGGGAGAGACCTACCACCACCTGTACCTGTGCCGGGAGCACCACGACGTCGCTCACGACGGGTACAAGGCCTTCCAGAACGGCCTCCTGATCCGCGGAAGCGTGATCTCAGGGCCTGACGGTGCTCCGGTGTACCGAGGGCCCGACCGATACCTGCTAGAGCGTTACGGCGCGAAAGTGAAGAGCTGATGGACTGGGAGATGGGCCTGCGGATGGCCCACAAGATGAAGGAGCAAGACGAGAGCATCAAGGTCGCGATCATGCAGGTGCAGGCAGCAGAGCACGGGGTGGTGGCGTTGAAGTTCAGCAACGAGGGCCGGGAGATGGCCATCGAGATCCTGGACGAGCCGTACGAGGGCGACGTGAAGGTGTACCCGGGATGAGCGAGTGGGAGCCCCCAGGGCTGCGGGATCTGGTCGACCAGCTGACCTACAAGCCGAACTGGATGATCTACCTGGGCCGGGACAACGAGGAGGAGCGCTGGCTCACGCTGCACATCGTCAGCGACACCCTGAACTCCTACGACACCAGCAGGAAGATCCGAGTGAACCACTCGTTCCTGGTGCCGATGGCCACCTACAACGAGGCCACCTGGCTGGCCTGGATCTTCGACCAGATCTGCGATGTCGAGGCGCACGAGGCCGGCGAGTTCTTCATGCTCGATGGGCTGCGTGTCTTCGCGCCCCACCACGGCAACGGCGAGGACCCGTACCGCAGGTGGTTCATGGGTGACTACGCCGACACCCGAGTCAGGGCGGGGCAGGAGAAGTGAGGTTCTCTGAGACGGTCAAGCACGTCGACTCGAACCTGGTGGTGAGTGTCCAGCACGAGGCCTGGATCACTCACCACGACCACCCGGTGTACACAGCCGAGGCCCTGGCGTTCGCGGAGAAGGAGCTGAGGAAGCCCGATCGGGTGCGGGAGGCCACGCTCTCTGCGTCCTCACTCGGTGAGTGCGAGCGGTACCAGCAGTTCGTCTTCATCGGCATGCCCAAGCTCCTGCCGGACGCGAAGAACGCGGCGAAGATGGCCAACGGCCAGTTCATGCACCTGCGCTGGCAGATGGAGGGCCTGAGCGCCGGCTGGCTGAGTGAAGCCGAGGTGCCTGTCCATAGCGATGCATTCCATCTAATGGGTACGATGGATGGGATCAACCACGATGGCAGCATCTTGGAACTGAAGAGCATCAACGCCAACGGTTTCAGTCGCATCACGACCTTCGGCCCACTGCATCCTCACCTCTTCCAGATGGCCACCTACATGTTGTGCACAGCACGCGACAAGGGTGTGTTCCTCTACGAGAACAAGGACACCCAGGAGTACACCGAGATCGTGGTAGGTCCCGATGACCTGCCCATGACCGAGGTGCTGATGAAAGCGGAGAAGATGTGGGAGAGCACCGAGAAGAAGGTGCTGAGCGAGCCACTGAGCGACTGCATGGACCAGAAGGGGTGGAAGTACAACAGCTGCCCGTTCCGTGACAGGTGTCTGTTCGTCTACGACTGGAGCCAGGCGAAGTGAGCAACCACGACATCCACGTCCACTACACCATGGACGACGACGGGATCTGGCTGGGCTGTGAGTGTGGGTGGGAGGGCCAGGTGCCGGGGTATGAGTTCTGGCCCACCGTCCAGCAGCTCCACGCGCTCTCTCATGACCACCTACTGGGCGTGACCTGATGAAGGTGATCCCGGAGGTCCGAGCGCCTGACCGCTCGTTCTCCCATCGGCTGACCGATGTGGAGACGATCGAGGGCCTGCCCAGCATCGAGGAGCTGATGGATGAGCTCACTGGGTACCTGAACGTGATGATGGGGAGAGCTGATCCGCCCCTGCAGCTAGATGGGTTCTATCTCGATCTGATGGAGGTAGCCGCGGTCTACTACGCGCGGGCCAAGGAGATCGACATGCTGATCCACTGGGAGGAGCAGAACAGGCGAGTGATCAGGGGCAGCCCGTACTACCGGTTCAGGACAGGTCAGCTGAGGAGCTTCATGGAGAGCGCCAAGATGATGGCGGACCTGGGGTCCCGCCGGCTGACCCAGGAGCGCCTGCTGAGCGAGCAGCGCCTGGACGCGGGGAATGGTGACTCATGAAGATCATCCCCACCAACCCGGTGGTGTATGAGTACCAGAGCGGGCACCAGACCCGGCTGTCCACGATCAAGCAGACGATGAGCTACATCGCGGGGAGTGGGCCTAGAGGTGTCACCGCCCGTGAGCTCGGTCGGCTGCTGTGGCCCCATGACACCTCCGGGAAGTCACGGGCTGGCTCACCACTGACCAAGCTGAACAAGGAAGGGAAGATCATCGCGCTGATGGAGCAGCGCGAGGGGCACCATGTCTATGTGCTCGCTGAGTGGGTGGAGAACCGCGAGGTGTGGCATGGGTATCGGCACAGAGGTCACTGCGAAACTTGTACGTGCAACGAGTCAAGAGAGTAGGAGCGATGAGCGCACAGGTCCTGGAGCGGAACGAGGACTCGCGGGAGGAGACCCGTGAGGACCTCCATGCGGCGAACAGAGCGCGCCTGGTGGCCAAGGAGCGGTACCAGCAGGCCCTGATCAAGGCGCGGGCAGAGGGCTGGAACAACTCCCAGATCGCTCGGGCACTCGGGGTGAGTGAGGCTGCCGTGCGGATGTACTGGAAGCGTCACCCCCAGCTGGTAGCTGACCTGAGCGAAGTCTTGAATGATTCAAGACAGGTACATACCAAGGTCGCTAGCTGATGACCAAGGTGAGGATCCAGCACACGTCCATGCAGTTCAGCGACTCGCATCTGGAGCATGCACACGACGCCAGGGTGCTGTTCGACCGTGCGGTGAACAAGGGCGTGTGGGCCTGTACGGGTACCGAGGCGGGAGTGCTGAAGCACGACCAGGACCTGCATGACGCGCTGGTACATCAGGCCAAGGAGCACAACTTCTTCATCAACGCTCATGGGAGCGGGGAGTGGGTCGCGGTCAACCGCAGGTACCTCACCAGGTGTGCCAGTGGGTTTGCTGGTCCGTTCATCAGCTCACGAGGCGGGAGAGGAGCTCACACGGCGCGAGGAGTGGCCTGGGTGGCTGGTACGGCCAAGCACGCTGACCTGGGCAGACTCACCTTCGGAGCCTGTCACTACCTGACTGACCGCTCTGAGGCGATCGCGGGGAGTAACACGCCCATCATCAGGGGTGTGAACACCTGGGCGCGCACGAAGGGCAGAGGCACGAGAGTGGTGTTCCTGGGCGCGGACGTGAACACCAACGACAAGGCCAAGGACGCCTTCAACGGCCAGCCCATGGTCTCGATCGCCGATGAGCTGAAGAAGTGGCCGGCCACGCACGAGGGCGGGACAGTGATCGACGTGATCGCCTCGTACTCCCACGACAAGCGTGTACACGCCAAGGCGTACCAGGTGGCCAACGACTCCCAGTTCAAGCTCTACTCCGACCACTACCTGCTGGACGCGATCTACGAGATCGACGAGCTGTCCTGAGGTATACCCTCAGTGAGGGCTACCCTTGTATGAGGGATTACCTCAGGCTAGGGTAACCCTCATGACAGATGAGATTCAGTGCTCCGTCCCGATCCCGTTCGATCTCCTGCGCGACCTGACCGAGATCGACTCTGGTCACACCCCAACCTGCGTGGTCCACAACGCGCTCCGCTTCGCTCTCATCAACAAGGAGTTCTGGTGCCCCGACACGAGCCACACTCAGGAGGCGTCTACACCAAGCCCGTCGTAGTGAAGTTCAACGACGAAGGTCTCGTGGCCCTGGACCTGTTGAGAGGGAAGACTCCGCGCGGCGCGTACCTGCGTGGGCTGCTCCGAGCTGAGAACCAGAGACAGCGTGGGGTGAAGCCCAAGGAGAGTCCGACACCGAAGCGCAGGTTCGTGGTCAAGCCGGCAGATGAGGCGTGACGCCAGCCATACCCTGGAGGTATGGCACAGCCCTACAACATGGTCTTCTACCAGGGAGACGACTACGAGCTGGTCTTCCGGCTGAAGAACAAGGGCACAGGCACTCCGGTGAACCTGACCGGGGCTGTGCCCAAGTCCGACATCAAGCAGTCCGCCTCCGACAACACGGTCAAGCTCTCGTTCACCGCTGCACTGGTGAACCCCACGGACGGCACGGTGAGGCTGTCCCTGACCGGAGCTCAGACGGCCAACCTGGCTGCGGGAGAGGCGCTGGTCTACGACGCCCAGCTGAAGTGGCCCGACAACAAGATCAAGACCTACCTGGCAGGCACGATCAACGTGCTCCCGGAGGTGACCCGTGGCTCATGAGCATGACATCGAGATCATCGACGATCAGGGCGCGCTGAGCCTGCTTCCCCAGCCCGCGGATGCGGTACTGGAGATCGAGATCGACCCTGGACCGCCGATGGAGATCCTGATCCCCGGCGTCCAGGGTCCGCCAGGGCCTGCTGGGATCGACGGAACCCAGGGTGTGGACGGCGCACCAGGTCCTACTGGCCCTACTGGACCTGCAGGAGCTCCCGGGGCTGCAGGAGCGACAGGAGCGGCTGGCACACCAGGCACAGCTGGTGCAGCAGGAGCACCAGGCATGGTGGGAGCATCCTTCAAGGTCGGTGGAGTGCTGATCGTCGCTGCCGGCGCGACCAGGCTCTACAACGACACCACTCGTACCTGGACGATCACCTCGGTGCGAGCCACAGTGGAGGTCGCCCCTAGCGCATCCTCAGTGATCGTGGACGTGAACAAGTCCGGCACCACGATCTTCACCACTCAGGCGAACCGGCCCACCATCGCCACCAGCACCCTGACCTCGGGCAAGATCACCTCCATGAACGTCACCTCGGTCGCACCTGGTGAGTACCTGACCGTGGACGTGGACCAGACCGGGACATCGGCTGCTGAGCTGACTGTGCTGGTGGTGATCTCATGAGCCTGCTGTTCTTCGACAGCCTGCAGGACTGTCTGCTGATGCCGAAGCCCGAGTGGGCTCCATCGGTCGTGTGGGGTGGGTCGCAGATAGGCAGGGACGGCCTGGCCAACAGCGCTGCTGGTGGGAACAGCCCGAACAAGATCCTGAACCTGTCCTCTGCTGCTGCGGTCTGCATCGCTGGTACGGCGATCAAGTCCGCGTACGTCAGCGTCACCGACACCATCCTGGCGTTCTGCACCGCTGGTGCTGTCCAGCAGCTCACCCTGCGGTGGAACAGCTCGGGGTTCTTGGAGGCGCGCAAGGGCACGACAGCCGGCACTCTGCTCGCCACATCCTCAGGGCACGCACCATGGCCCAGCTTCACCTGGGCACAGGTACAGATGAAGGCCGATCTCCACCTCACCACTGGCAGCGTGGTGGTCCGGCTCAACGACGTCCAGGTGCTCTCGGTCTCGGGTGTCTCTACCTCCACGGTCACTGGACCGGTGACTCAGATCCTGATGGGTAGCACTGGCCAGAACTTCTCCTACTGGGATGACATCTACGTGTGTGACGCGGTGGACGCCACCGCCACGCAGGGCAGGCCCAACAACGACTTCCTCGGTGACCTGCGAGTCGCCGTGCTCTACCCCTCGGCAGCTGGAGATACCACCACCTGGACAGCGAGCACAGGCGCGAACTGGGACACGGCCAACGAGGTCCCGCCCAACACCACCGACTACGTGCTGTCGGCTACCTCGGGCGCGCGCGACCTGTACCAGATGACCGATCTGCCGGGAGTGGTGAACACGGTCTACGCCCTGAGGACCGGCTACTACGCGACCAAGAACGACGCTGGGGCCAGCCTGCTGAAGCCGGTGATCAAGGAGAACTCGGTGGCCACGGTCGACACCGGGCAGGCTGTGGCCTACGGCTCGTACGTTCCGATCTACGGCACCCAGCTGTACGTGAGGCCCTCGGACTCGACATTGTGGACAACGGCCGGACTGAACGCACTGCAGGTAGGGATGGAGGTCGGCTGATGGCACTGATCGCGATGTGGGGGATGGACGACACCGCTGGTGAGACCGGCCTGGCCATCAGCAACGGGCAGCTGTTGACCACGGGTCGAGGGATCACCGGAGGGTGTTGGAACTCCCAGAACTTCGGTCAGAACGACATGACCCTGACCTTCCCCACAGCTCCGAGTGCTGCCTCGTTCGTGCTGGGGTTCGGCTACAACAACAACATCATCGGAAGCAACCGCGCGTGGTGCAAGATCCTGGACAACGCCAGCAACGTGCAGTTCTCCCTGGGTTTCGACTCTCTGGGTCACGTCGTGCTCTACCGGGGGAACCTGAGCGCTGCGCTGGCCACCTCATCGTTCATCGCCAAGCCCGCAGTCTGGTACTACATGGAGCTGAAGCTCGTGGTGCACGCCTCAGCAGGTAGCGCAGACCTGCATGTTGACGGGCCCAGCGTGGTCTCGGTCTCTGGGGCGAACACCTCGACCGTGGCCTTCACCTCGATCAACGCGGTCCAGTTCGGTGGGTCTTCCACATCTGGGAACGGCCAGACCTACGTCGACGACGTCTACCTGCTGGACCTCACCGGCTCTGCTCCGTACAACACCTACCTGGGCGATGTGGCGGTGCGCTCTCTGTACCCCAGCGCAGCAGGTGACCTGACCCAGTGGACTCCCAGCACGGGCGCGAACTGGGATGCGGTGAACGAGGTGGCCTCATCGGCTACCGACTACGTGGGTGCATCCACCACAGGGCTGAAGGACCTGTACCAGTGCAACGACCTGCCAGCGCTGACCACGGTGCTGGCGTACCAGACCTGGACGTACGCGGCCAAGACCGACGCCGGCGTTCCTCCCACGACCTCGGCGATCACCAAGGGTGATGGTGGCACCACGCGCACGGACTCACCCTCGCTCCCGCTGTCGACGACCTACCAGCATCTGCAGGGCCCGATCTACACCACCGATCCCGATGGTGACGCGCTCACCCTGACCAACATGAACGCGATGCAGGTGGGCGTGAGCACATGACCGATGCCAGGGTCGGCAGAGAGGTCATCAAGGCCCTGATCCAGCCGGTCTCCTCTCCGAGGATTGCCAGGATTGCGGTCAAGGGTCTGATCTCCCCACCCAGCACTCCTCGGCTCGGTCGGATCTCGATCAAGACCCTGGTGGTGCTGCATCCGCCGTTCCAGGTCTCGCGCGCGAGCTCGGAGGTGCTGGAGCGGCCTACTCCCAGTGCTCAGACCAGCAGGGTCAGTGCTGATGTGCTGGAGCTCGCGACTGCCTCTGCCCAGGTGTCTCGGGTGCAGGTGGAGATGCTGATCACGGTGCCCACCACGTACACCGGACGTTGGAGCTTCGTGACATGACCGAGTTCGACCACATCCACTGCTCCAGCAGGTTCGACCGCTCAGCGGCGTCCCTGGAGACCAACGTGGACGACTGGCGAGCGCGGTCCTCGATCATCACCATGACCGAGGTGAACAACGACAACCGCGCGAACACGCTGCGGGAGAAGGGCTGGGGCTACTACAACTCGCCTCTGGGTGGGGGCAGAGACGACTCAGCGATCTGCTGGGACCTCGACGTCTGGCGTCGCACTCATGGACAGGTGATCAGGCTGACCAACAACCCGATCGCCGGCAGGGGCAACCCGCAGTGGTCGAGTGCGGTCGTCCTGGTGCATCGCAAGAGCGGGCGGAAGATGCTGGTCGCGGTCTCGCACTACCCCGCTGCCCATGGCAAGACCTGGGCTCAGCGGAAGGCGATGTACCTGCACTCGCTGAGGATCTGGTCGACCCACCTGAGGCACCTGGAGCGCAAGACCAAGGCCGATGGAGCTCTGGTCTGTGCTGACTGGAACCTGAACCTGAAGGACCGCTGGGTCTGGGATCTGCTGCACCAGAGCTTCGATGGCTACAAGCTGGCCTGGAAGAACATGCCCACCGAGGGAGGAAGCAGGTCTGGCGGGCCCTCAGCACCTGCTGGAGCTCCTGGGCACTCTCAGCATGACCGGATCATCGACGGCTCGCTGGCACGCGGCCTCGCG